AAGGTTTTAATTAACGTAAATATTTTTTTAATATTTTTATCGTTAAAATATTCAGGTTGTACATGATCAATAATTTGAGCTAGATACCTTTCATCAGTAAGACTTTTATATATGAGTACTTGCTCATAATAATCTAAATTTAATCTTTCTATTTCTTCCATTTGTTTATAAAATATTCTTGACCACTGTAAAATTCGTTATCTGGTTTAGTTAAACCGGGACTCTGATGGATGATAGGTATATCCACAACACCTATTTTAACACTGTTCCTATTACATTCAAGTGAGAAGTCTAAATCATAGTAATGAAACTTAGATGGGTATGATTCATCAAACTTCACATTTTCAGGTAGCTCTTTGATATTAATACCAATGAATACACCGTCTATAACTAAGCATCTACTCGGTACAGGTCCAAAAGAAGTATACATATAAGACTTTTCATTACCATGAGCTACACAACCTCTCTGATCTTCCCTCTTCGACATAATATGCCATAAAGCCGGGCTACCGATTTTACAAGAAGTAGCACCAGCAAGCCCAAACACAGTGTAATGTCTCGCACTATCCAGTAAACGAGTTCGTAAATCCCTCGTATTAACATATACATCGTCATGCACAAAAACAGCAATATCAATATTGTTGAGTCTAGCATCGACCAGGAAACTGTTATAAAGTTTTTGTAAGCTTTTAGTATTTTTTTCTTCATAATGCACATCAAATGGCATTACAGGGCCGTAATCCGCTAAAGTTGCATTTAAGGATTTAAAAATGGATGTATCTTCCTTTTTACCTTTAGTTGCTGTATAAATTTTTATATTATTCATAGTCTTTACGGTTATCTAGTTCTGGTTTATTATCTCTATTCCAAATCATTCCCATTACATTCCATAATACTGCTCCGAGATGATCTTCACTTACATCACCTTTAAAGTCTTGCATTAAATGTCTCATTGTACTATCATATAATATAGAATGCTTCATACCTTTACGCCAGTTATTTTCACCATACGCTTCAGCACCTTGTAAGTATCTCATCATAACTGACTCTAAAGCTTTATGTGGCACTAAGCTCATACGCAATTTACCATCACCGTTATCACGTTGTGCACCAGTTTCAAACTGACGAGGTTTCCCAGTTGTTTTTAGATCATCCATTAATAATATTATAAATAGGTTCCTTAAATGTGATATCTTGTGATTCAAAATCGTTAGAAGTAATTTCAAATTTTTTACCTAACCACTTTTTATAGAAAGCACAACCATCACTTCTAATATCTGAATTAACATAGTAAAATTCAATATCATCTTTATGCTTAGAAATTGCATTTCGTACTAACGTCTTAGCTACACCTTTACCTCGTGCTTCTTTACTAGTTACGATAAAGTATGTCTTTAAAGTTTTAGGAAATTTATCATTTACACTATATGCATGTAAACCTATAATAGTACCGGCATCGTCAATACAAACTTCAATAGGAAACTTTTTCCACCAATTTCTACCTGACCATACATGTCCGAATGTATTCATAATAAATGAATCTGTATTATCATATACAAACTTAATAAAGTTTAGTTTATCAAGTTCAGTTATTTTAGTATTTGTTATGTAATTTAAACTCATAATGTTAAAAATGGTGAATCGTGTATAAATGTATCTAGTTCTACTAGACCTTCAACGGTATAACCGTATAATATACCTTCCTTTATTTCTTTATATCCGTTACCTTTAATAGATGATACATTATCATCCTTATAAAACAACGTACTACCTTGCCTTGCTATATAAACGTTCATTGTTTTGATATTCACAATCCATATAGCAAATGTACCTTTTAATTTTTCGATTGTATATAAAATATTTTGTATTTCAGTATCTGAATCTTCACACGGTCCGAGATTATATTCAAATTCATCTAATAAAGCCGGTATTACACTACTATCAACAGGGTTATCATGATCCGGTAAGTATTCATCAATTAGCTCCTCATAATTAGTTAGAACTCCGTTATGAGCTACTATCCAGTCTCCGGATCTAAATGGATGCGATGTATTTTCTTTCCATTCTCTAGCAGAACTTGTCGGTGCTTGGTTATGCCCGAGATAAATAAAATCACCTACATCTCCTTGTGGTAATTTAACATCATTCCAATTAATACCACCTTCATACTTTTTAATATCATAATTAGATGATCTATACGCATGAAATATACCAGTAGAGAAATTACCCCTCTTTTTATTAGCTTCCTCGAGTACCTCAAACGTTGAGAGATTAGAACTTAGATAAATACCGCACATATAATGATATTATAGTAGAAATATAGCAATAATCAATAAATATTATTATGAATTTTATTTCCTGGAATACAAAGCAACTTATTAATGAAAATACGCAGAACTACTTTTCTGCAGATCTTATTAACGAAAGCATTTCAAAAACATTGAAACCTGTTATGAATAAGATGAAAAAGCTTAATATTGGAGTACCTTATAGAGATGCTCGAGTATTTTTCTTCAGGTTCTTACAAGACAAATATCCAGACTTAATTCCAGCAGGTTTTGAAACCCGCAAACCCGCAGGAAAAGATGTTAATGCGTTAGTTGGTCAAATTGCAATGGAAAGACCTGAGTTATTAGATAAGTTCGGTCCAGAGTTTGATGAATATTCAAGAGAAGAAGTACCAGGTGGTCTAGATAGAGTTTCACAATTTTTAAACACTGCTGCTACAATGAGGCAAGGTAAAGGTGTAAGACAAACAGCAGCTGCAGCTGCTCAAACAGGTGGTATTAAGAAAGATTATAGTAAATTAACAGCTCAAGAAATTGCTGATGCTACTACAGATGCAATTAAGAAGAAGGAAGCTGCTTTTGATGCTGGTGATGATGTATCAGATGAGAAGCTATTACTTAAGACTGCAGTGGGTAGTGTTATTGCTCAGCTCGGAAAAGAGAATGTTAATCAAGAAGCACTTGACAATGTAGCCACTGCAGTTACAAAGATTAATACCTTAGCTGAATTTGAAAGATTCTTAAATTATATTGCTGATTTTGAAGAATATAGTGTTATCTATCAGTACCTTCTAGATACAATAGATGTTATTGAAACAAATCTTGGAGACATGCAAGCTCAGAAGGAAGATGAAGAGCATGAGCAAGAAGAAAGTCTTGTAGGTAAGGAAGCTATATTAGACTACAACCGACCAGTAATGGTAATTGACCATGACGGTGATAAGTTTGTTTTTGTTCAGGATGAAGATGGCCGCGAATTAAAAGTACCTCTTAGTAGATTAGACTTTACTGCGAGTTCAGAAAATGAAGAATCTAATATTGAAAATACACCTTTAGAAGAGCTATCTATTTTATCACCTGAAGAGTTTGAAGAAGTTCAAAACTTTGAAAACTTTAACCCTAATGAATGGGGATATAATACACTTCAAAAGTTCTATTTTAGAAAAAGAGAAGGTGGTGAGGATGAAGAGAATTCAACTAGTCAATATATGTCAAAAGCTCCTGTTGAAAAGAGAGAAGAAGCTGAAGAGGTAAGAATATCACAGCAACAAATTAATCAAAACTTTGCTGTTCAAGAAAGACAGAGAGTTCAGAATCTTTATGCACAACAAAGACGTCATACACACGGCTTTTAAATAAATAATTATTATGAATACTGATATAAATTTAATTTTCGAGAATTATAAAACTAAAATTCATCCTGCAAAATATCAGCAACTATTAGAAAATGATTTAAAGGAATTTGAGAAATTCCTTATCAGTGAAGGGATTTTTGATAAGTTTAAGCAGAAAGCTGTTCAAGCTGGTAAAGGTGTTAAAGATTTTGCAACTCAAAAATTACTACAACCGGTAATTGATAATGCATTGAAGTTTTTAGCTAAGAATGACCCCGAAACATTAAAAAAACTTCAAGCTGCTCAAGGTGATAAAGCTGCAACAGATGCAATTTTAGCTCAAGGTAATCAAGAACAAGAAAAAATTAAACAAAGTATAGGAACGACAAATGAAAGTAGTGAATATTTTACTAATTACCATATATTTTCGCAAATCGTCTTTAATGAAGGTATAGTTTCAGAAAATAAAGCAAATTTAATTATCGAAAGATATGCTGAAGAGGATGGTGAAGCTGATATTGCAAAAGGTCTAGGTTTTAAAAATAGAGATGAATTTCGTGTTGCAGCTCGAGCTGCAGGTGGTATAGCTCAGTATTTCAGTCAAAACCCTGATAAAGCTAAAATTGTTAATTGGGATACTAGTAAGAGCAATGCAGATAACTTCAATGGCTTTACTAAAGGTAATGTAAGTACAGCTCAACCACAACAAGGTGGTGAAGGGTTTATCAAAAAGACATGGAATTGGGTGAAAGCAAATCCAATTAAAACATCTGCGGGAGCGTTAGCAATTTTAGGGATGGTTGCAGTAGCTGCACCAGCTATAGCGCCAGCAATCTTAGCTGGCGCATTAAAAGGTGGTGGTATAGGAGCAGCTACAGGAGCTGTTACTGGTACTATCCAAGGTATGAAAGATACAAAAGGTGAATTATCTGGAATGGATAGATTTAAGCAGGTTGCAAAAACTGCTGGTAAAAAAGCTCTAACAAAAGGTTTAGCTGGTGCTGCAGTAGGTGGTGCAGTCGGAGGAGTTACAGGTGCTGTTACTAATAAATTGCAAGCTATGGCAGATGCTAAAGATTTAGCAGCTAATGCCGATGCAGTTCAGAAAACAACTCAAATGGGTGCAGACCAAGCTGAACGTGCAAAAGAACTTGCTCAAGCTCAAGACGCTTCATTAGATCAAATAAGACAAAATCCAAGGTTAAGCCCTGGTGGTAACAAAATTCCTATTGAAGATGACCCGTTTGCTAAACTTGACAGTCAAGGTCGTGGAGGTTGGAGACCATCTCGCGGTAATAATAGATTAGCGCGTGGTTTAGCTAGAGGATTAAGTCGTAGATAATTTAGCTTTGTAATTATAATGATTGCTAAATTTAATCAGTTACTAGAAATGGTAGCTGCAGCGGACTTTCAAAAATATAAAGATTTTGATTTAGATGCTGATATATCTGACGATAAGTATGATGATATAGCTCTCGTTGGAGATTTAAAAGATTATAATACAAAACAATTACAAGCTCTTAAAGATTACGCTACAAGACTATTACCTGGTAAGAGTGGTGATGTGATAGAGATGTTTATGGTTAAAGCTTTGAGTAACCCTAAAACTCATAAGGTTATGAGACAGCATATAGCGTATCATAACCCTGAGTTATTCGAGTATATTAACAAATAGCTTTACATCCATTCTTATCATATACAGCATCTAATTTATCTTGTTGCGTATATAAAAGAGGATCTCTTAACTTGGCATCTATAAAGCCTTTTAAACGTAAGCTGCTGCTAGCAGACTCAGCATCACAAGGGTATTCGCCAGAGTAACAAGTATATGTATCTTCGAAGTTGACCCCTAGAGAAACGCCGTCTAATACAATATCTTTCTTAGACATCCTTACTAAAGGTGCAACCAGCTTAATAACAGTCTCGCGATTTAACGCTGCAAGATTATTAAATGTATCAATAAACTCATTTGACGAATCCCAGTAACCAGCTAAACTATCTGCTTCAGCAGCTCCATACCAGATCTCTGATGCTTTTACTGCTTCTGCATAAGATGCTAGTATACTTATAAACATTAAATTACGGAATGGTACATAACTCTTCGGTTGAGCCTCACCTATAATATCTTTTACATTAGGTGTATCAATATCATCATTTGTAAGAGATGAAGTAGGGGCAATATCCTTAATATACTTTACATCTAATAATTTATTAGTAAATGTAACGTTTGGAAAATCATGCTTAGCGTTTAATAATTGCTTCTTAGCAGCTACTAACTCCCTATCATGTCGTTGACCGTAATCAAATGTAACCGTATGAACTTCTCTAAACAATTCTGCAGCTTTATACAACAGTACTGCTGAATCAGCGCCTCCAGATAATGTAACTATAACTTTTTTATTTTGCATCTTCATTAATTAATACTTCTTCTGATTGAGGTTCGATAACTTCATCTGGAATTTCTTCTACATCATCATCTGTAATTTTATTACCATACTTCCATTCGCTTTTAATCTTCTCTTCAATAACCGGTACAATAGTATTATCCCAAAGTTCTCTATCATCTTTCCACTTTGAATAATAACCGAGCTTAGTACCATCTGGTAACTGGTAAGTTGCTCCTGATTGAATCACTGCTCCTAAACCTACTGCTAAGTCTAGTAGACCGTAATATTTGTTTAACCCTCTCTCGAATGAAAGATACATCTCACCTTGTAAGTATTGTTTGATGAAACGATTTTTAACTGTTAATGCTCTTAGAATAACACCAGAATAATTCTTCTGTAATGCTGCTAGCTTACCATCTGTATTCTTATCTTCCTTAACTGGCTTACGAGCTAATTGAATAGTAACAGACGGTAGATAGACTGCTGCAGTACCACCAGGCATTGCTTTTACAAGTGTCGGAAACATTGCAGCTGGATCTTCGTAGATATGATTCGTAGCTAGAATAGTTGTCTTAGTTAAACCAGATAATTGAGTACAAGTTCTAAGAAGAGTTTTCATTGCTTTAGCTCTACTACCCATATCAGCACTTACATTATTCTTAGTCATACGACCGATCTGCAACTGACTCTCCATATTACCTAAAGAGTCAATCGCAATAATAAATTTACCTTCTTGCCCCTTTTCTTTAACCTTCATTAAGAAATCATAAATTGTATTACGACATTCTTCAATACTAAATACTGGTACATATTTTACCTTACTAACATCTAACCCTAGAGCTGCAGCACCATCTTTATCAATAGCGTTCTCACTATCAAAGATAACAGGAATTAAACCTTCCTTCTGAGCATTCGCTAAAATTTTCTGTAAGATAAATGACTTACCTGTCATACTCGGCCCTGCTAAAAGAGTCATTCTATTTTTTGGAATACCTCCAAATAACGAACCAGAAACAATACCGTTAAGTACCATCGACCCGGTATCTAACCAGCCATCTACATTACTAAGTGCACTATCATTTAAGAATGATGCATATGGGTTTGTTTTATCAATTACGGATAGAATTTCATCTGTTTCTTTACTCATATACCTAATTATAGTATATGTTTAGGGTATATCAAGAAGGAAATACCTCGTCTCTAACAAAAAAGTCAAAGACGAGGTATTAATACCTTTAAAGTATGTTTATCTTTTATTCATCGAAAAGCTTGATCACTTCAGCTTCTTCCCCTTCTGTACCACCTGCAGGTACTAATGTTGGATTAACAATACGTTCATATTGTTCTGCAATACGAGCATCTACATTAAACCCTTCACCTAATGCAACACTTGACTTAGTATAGGTAAAGTAATTTTTCCTGCTTTCATTTTCACCAGGTTGAACGAATTCAGCAAAGAAAATCGGAAATAACTGTACAGCCATTTGCCCGTTTTCTTGTTGAGCAACATGAATCATTACAGGATTTTCAACTGTAATAGTTGTCTTCGTCTCACTCGAATTAATACCGAAAATGCTGCGACCAGCATTATCAATGAATGTAGTATAGTTTATTTCTGACATACTATTATTTTATAGTATAAAATTGATTTATCAACTTAAAAGATCGAATAAATTTGTCTGTACTGCTTGGCCAGGTTGTTGAATAGACCAATTAACATTTTCATAGAATCGTTCAATTACAGCATAAAGGTTCTTTTGAAACATCTTATCATAATCTGCAAAGAAAACTTCCTTAAACTCATCAGGTAAATAATATTTGTAAGCTAAGCAAGATATATTGTAAGGGTTCGGTTGCTGAATATAAAAATATCGAACTTTATCACCACTACTAATAGTTTCATAATCATTTTCGATATCAAACTTCTTTAATAGCATATTATAATAATATGCAGCCTTTGCGTGGATAGGCATACCTTTTGCAGTTTTATATCCATCACATTGCCTTGCATAGTTTTCATAATTTTTTAGACCAGATACAAATGTAATATCCTCAACGGGTAAGCTTTTAAAAATCTTATACGTTTCATTCAATAAATTATTCGTTTCAACAATACTTTGCGTTGAAAGCATAGTTTCAATAATACCTTTAACATGCGGTTTAATAGGTTCAGGCATTGTACTACGTACTACTTCAACCCCGGTATACTTATATTTATCCATTGGTATACCTTCATCATCCAATATATGCAATACATAACGCTTCTTCTGTAAAAATATACCAACATCAGCTATAACTTCTCGTTTGAATATAAATCTACAGTCTTTAGAGTTTAAAGCTTTAGCTCCCCATATCTTAATTTCTGCATTTAGATAGTCTTCAATATTCTGAACTTCATCATATAGTTGCTTTGTTAGAGTACCATCTTCATGTTTAAATGATATATTCATATTATCAATTAATAACTTTATAGATATATATGAACTATCAGTATCATTATATACAACACAACTTTCTAGTTTTTCAACATCAGTAATACCAGTTTGCTCTTTAACATAATTTTTAAGTAACTCATTTGATTTCTTAATAACAGATTGACCTGTCAATGTAATAGATGATGCAATATCATCATCACCAAAAGGGGCATGCCTATTACCAAAATAACCGTAAATAGAATTAATAAAAACCTTAATACATAACTGCTTTGAATCTAATTGATCTATCTTAGTCTTGGTTACTTTATCTTTATTATTTGCATATTCTCTTTTTAATATGTTTAATTCCTTTTTAACTTCAACGCGTTTATTATAATAAAAATCTAAAATAGTAGGCATGATGCCTTGCTTCTTCTGACTAAAAAGTACATTAGCTTTACTAATACCAATTTCTTCATTCTTTACAAACTCAATAAACTTCTCAGTATCTAATGTAAACGTCTTACCATTAACATGACGTATAGTAACATTATTATCAGTCTTATCCTCAATCTTACCTATTTTAGTTTCAGGTGACATATTTAAAGATATCATTACATTAGGGTATAGTGAATTAGCATCAAACGAAACGATATTTTCTTGAAACCCACTTCTAGGTTCACCTACATAAGCACCAGGATTCTTACCTGTATCCTCATTTCGTATAAACGAAGGTATTTTTTGATTCCTATACCTTGCTGTAACTGCAGTTGCACCGTTGATAACCGAAAGCGAACCTAGTGCAGCTTCAAAGGACGTCAAGCCAACATACGCTAGCATTTTAATCAACTCAGTATACTTTAGTTTTTCCTCAAGCTTTTTAAGTAGTCTAACGTCCTGAATATTATACTCTACAAATGTCTGCCAATCCTTATCAGCTAAAGTCGCAAGATTCATATTACCGAAATCGACTTTCTTTTCTCCTAACTCAGCAGCACCAATAGCATCTAGTTTATAACTTGCTTTAACACCTGGTGAGAATCGTTTATAAACATCTAAATAGTCGATCAATGATACACCTTCAATATACCATCTAATTTGCTCTTGACCAAATTGACCTTTAATAGCTCTGCTATATACTTTACCTGATGGTGATAAACGATTTCTCCAATCTTCACCTAATAGTCTTTCACATCTATTAATAATGTAAGGTAAGTCGAAGAACTCCGAATTCCAACCAGATATAATATCAGGGTAATCCTTTTCAATATACTCCACAAAATTCTGAAACAATTCATGTTCACTCTTACAATGTATATAAGTTACATCATCATCTTTATTGTCATACTCCCCTAAACCGAACGTCATATACTCATCTGCAATTGAATCATATGCAGTAATAACATTACACGTATGGGTAGGGTCTTGAGGATTAGGAAATTCATCCGGTGAATATGTTTCGATATCTACAAAAAGTACTTTAATAGGATTTTGACTAAATTCAGGAGTTTCATTTACTTTCCAGAACGAATCAACAAGGTATTGCTGAATGGCTGGTAAGTTGTCAAATACCCTTTTAACACCAGTATCTTTTATATACTTGTAACGTTCATACTGCGTCCTAAAAGTCTTCTTAACTAGTTTAGTACCAAATATAGATTCAGCTTCACCGTTACCACTTTCAATATAAAGATACGGGTCGTATGAAGCTTTTACTTTAATCCTTTTACCATCTTCATCCCAGGTAAATAAATTAACACATCTTTCCTTTGCATCGTAGTATATATTTCGGTAACTCACATCACCATTATAATACAGTTCCTAATTATATCTACTTAAGTTTAACCTTTTAGGGTCATTAACACCGTATTGATATAATTCTGTATAGCAGTCAATATTCATATCATCTTCCAACCACCTTGTATCAGCATATTGAGATGCTTTCTTACATAAAGATTTATATCTTTTACGATCTCTTAATGTACTTTCAATTTGATCAATCATCTCATCACCTGTTCTAAATTTAATAGGTGCGTTTTCATATGTACAAAGATCTTGACAAGCAATCGGTAAACCTAAAGCGCATGCTTCAATATATTTTAAATCAGATTTTGCGCGATTAAATGTACTATCCTGTAATGGTGCAACAATCATATTAACATTAAGATCATATAATCCTTGACCGTATTCATATAACCGCTTCCATGGATGAAATTCTATTTTACCGTTTTGAATTAAATCTCTTATCGGTAACGGATGCGCTCCTAAAAATACCCATTGATATTTATCCACCGTACGACGAATAACATCATTGACATGCTCAAAGTCATCTCTAAATTTAGTACGATTTTCAACATCAAAATGAGCTCCAGAACCTGCATATAATATACGAGGTTTTCTTTTATTTTTTTCGTAGCTCTCCATCGTACGATTAATATCAGATTTACCACCAATCCAAAATTTAGGCATAAAATTTGGTATAACTGTTACGTTTTTATTATTTGTCTTTGATGCATAATAATCACGCATAAATGGGCATGTAACTGTAATTTCATCACATATCTCCATCATCTCTTGTGCAGATTGTCTTATTTTTGGATCTGTAAATGCTGTTTTATATTTATTATAATCAGGAATATCTTCATGAAAGCATATATCATCAATTTCATATATTAACCTAAAGTTATTTGCATCAGCCAATTTTCTTAAAAATTTAACAAACTCTAATTGCTGAGGAGTTGCTTGTCGCTGAATTCTTACAGCCTTAGTTTGGGTGTAATATCTGGGATCAGCATTCATGACTGTAGTTCCGTGTACTACAGCTTTATTATGAGCGTTCATAATCTGTTCTGGCCAGATCATTCTCCAATGACCACAACCACTATAATCAGCATAATAATTTAAAAATCTAGGTAATTGTGTTTCTGGTGGTTTTTCTAATTTTTGATTTATTTGCGGTTTAATATTATTATTAGAAGTAAACGGCTTTATATTAAATGGTGTTGATTGAAATGGTACGTTACCTTGAGGATTAATCATAATGATATATAGTTATTTTTTAAGATTAATCAACAAAGTTTATACGCTTTGTTATACCGTTACTCTTTTCTAAAAACACTATTTCACCAGTAGCAGCTTTAATGCTTTCTTTTCTATGACTAATAACAAATACACATTCATTATTTTTTTCAACACGATTATTTAAAATTCCGAGTACAAGATCGACACCTTTTTCATCTAAGCTACTATCAAACAATTCGTCATAAAAACTTAAATTATAATGAACATCTCCTTGAGCTTTTCTCATATCCATGAATGAAAATAGGCATGCTAAATCGATAGCTTTTCTCTCAGCTCCTGAAAAGTTATTATATTGGCATATCTTACCTTTTTCGTTAACAATCTCTTCTTCAAAATATTCATTAAAAATACAGATACTATTACTATCCATCTCTTTGAGATAATGCGTAAGTTTAGAGTTAAAATTTCTAAGAATCTTCTTAACAATAAAGCTCTTAACACCCTCTTCACTTACTACAAACTTAACAACGTCTAATAGATCTAAACTCTTTTTTATAGTACTAATTTGATCGGTAATCTTATTAATTTTTTCTTCAAGCTCGGCAACATTACCAGCATATGTATTCATCTCAGTATCTATAGTTGCTTGCTCTTCTTCAATCTCTGATATGCACCTTACAATATATTCGATTGAGTCGTTTAAATGAGATATACTATACTTCTGTCTCTCTATATCAGATATTTTAGCATTAACAATATTAGTAGCTTCTTCTAATTTAACTATCTGTTTTTTAATCAGTTTAGACTCTTCTGATAACAGCTCTAAATTAGCTTTACCTTCATTAATACTATTTCTAAGTTTTGTTTTTTCATCCTCGATGACTTCAATATCATGATCTTCAATAGATCTCAAACATACCGGGCATGTATCATCTTCTGTACCGATACGTTTAAATATACCTGCATTAGTTTTTAATGTATGGGTTAATAATATTATTTCATCATTAAGCTTTCTTTTTTGTTCAGTCTTTTCCTCTATAGATGAAGTAAGCGTCGCGAGCTTATCCTTATATGGCTGATCATCAAGAGCTTGTATTTTACTTAACCTCTCTTTAGCGTCAATAACATCTTGCGAATGCTGCTTCAATGAATTACTTAATATAGCTTTCTTTTTATTTTTATTACCTTCAAAGCTTTCTACCTGTACCTTCTGAGAGTCTAGGTATGTATTAGTCTCTTCCATACGTGTAATATTAATATCGAAATCTCTTTTAATTTCTGATTGATCAGTTCTCAATTCAGATAGCATTTTTGAGAATACTTCAAGGTTAAAAATCCTCTCAATAAACTTACGCTTCTCAGTTTTGTTTTTAGCCATAAACGGTATATGGTTATTAAGCGTCATTATGACACAATTCTGGAAGACTTCTTGAGATGATGATAATACCGTTTCAATATAGCTACCAGTATTAGATATAGTATCTCTTGTCTTATCTACACCGTTTTTATATATATTACACTTCGATGGTCCTAATGTTCTGACTATACGAAAATCGTTAACACCATGATAAGGATCATTAACAGTAAAAAACAATTCAACTACAGTCTTACCTTCAGTAAGATTATTAGATATAAAATTCTTATTAATTTCTCTTAATGTACTACCAAATATAGCAAAATATAAAGCGTCAGCAATAGTAGATTTACCTACTCCATTACGACGGTCTTCTTTATCGCGATTAATACCGGTTACAATGTGCAAACCCTTTTTAAACTCGACACATACTGGAGTCTCACCAACAGATAGAAAGTTTTGTATTTTTAACTCTTTAAATTCTACGTATTTCATGTAATTTTATCAATAGATTTCTTATATAATTCTGTAGTATATTTCACCACTTCGCTCTTATTCTCAATATCTAGTAAGTTAACAAACTCATTAACTGCTTCCATTATATCAATACCTGATAGGTCGTATTCACCTTCTTCACTAAACTTAACTTTATTATAATTTACATCATAATCTATTCTAAGATCACAAGGTTTATAGCTAGCAAGTTTAGCTACTAATAAGTCTAAATGCTCGGTATTAATATTTTTATCAATAATTAACTTTATAATATTATTAGATACAACAGTTTTAAAGAAATCAATAACATCCTTCTCGGTAATTAATTTAGATAAAAATACTTTAATATGTTTTGGTGTAACATTATTTGTATGGAATGTATAACTCAAATCATTCGTATCTAAAATATAGAACCCTTTTGTTTGACCTGAATCACCAAAATCCATTTCAAACGGATTACCTACATATACAATTTTAGATTTATTTTTAAAATTCTTCTCGTCTCTAGTATGAAAGTGACCTGAAAATATTAGAGGAGCTTTCTCAGTCAATACATCCGGATCATCACCATGGTCGCATATTTTAAATGCATTCATTTTAAAGTTTTCTAACTCGAAATGACCTATTACCACATCGCTTTTCGGTATATCGTCAATCTTAGTACCCCATGGACAAAAGGTAAATGCACGACCTCCGTAATTACGAGTAGCTATCTTATCATATATCTTTAAATTCGAGGATCCTTTGAGAATAGATAGGCTATTAATTTCGCTGGTATCTTTATACCATGCATCATGATTACCTGTAATCATAATGATATTAAAGTCATCAAACTTATCTAAAAAATCTTTAGCAAAGTTAAGAGTCTTTACACTAATCTCATCTCTATAATGAAAGAAATCCCCACCGAATATAATATCAGTAATACCATGAGATTTTAATTCACCTATATACCAATCAGCCCATTTATTAGCAATGCCTAACCAAAAATCACTATTTTGATGTACACCTAAATGAAGATCTGAAAATATTGCAATTTTTTTATGATACATTATTCACTATATTCTAATTCATCTGAATTCGGCTTAATGTATACCATACCATCGGTAGCATTACCCATTTCTTCTTCATATACTTTCTCTTTATATTCAGATAATGTATTGGCATGCTTTTTTTCTTTTTTTATTCTATTAATAAATGCGTGAAAAGCAATAGTTGTAAAATATGAAAAAGGATTATATTCAGAATCAACATTAAACTTTTTATTTGTTACTGCAGTATACATTTTTACTAATGCATCTCCTACCATTTCATCTCGATATGTATAGTTAATAAAATTAGATTTATAACTTAACCCGTGTGCAATTTTTTGTATCATGTCACCTAATAGCGGTGTACATTCCTCACATTTATAATAATCAACTAACTCTTGTTTAAATAGTTCCGGGTTAACATAATACTCGTTTATTTTAGGTTTCGGTCCTCTTTTTTTACCTTTAGGTTTACCAGTTGGTTTTAAATTAGCCATATTTAATTATAGTTTATTTACCTTAATTTTCAACTATTTCAGTAGATTTATAATTAATTTTTTCTTGTTTATAAATCTCTTGTCTTTTTTCGGCATGCCTTATACCATATTTTAAGTTATCAACAATATCTATAATAACAAGTTTATCTTTATTATCATGCAATCTTAAACCTCTACCTATAGATTGAATAGTTCTAACAAAACTCTTACCACCACTAGCAAATATAATCATATGTATATTTTTAATATTAATACCAGTACTAAAAATTGAACTCATTGCAATACATACAACATTATTATTAGTCTCCATTATTTTTTTAATTTCGTCTCTAACCTCAACTTCCATTTCACCTTTTACAAAAAATACCTGTTTATCTTTATGTTTAATTAACTCATCATATAAAGCATCTCCATGTATTAAATGATTTACAAGAACTAGAGAATTATTTTTAAATTTTGTACAAAGGTTCGTTATTATATTATTCCTAAATTCATTAGCATACAAAAAGTCTAATTCTGTTTTATATGGGTTTTGATCCTTTACTGATTTAGGTTGCTTTTTATATTTTATTTTTAAAAAGCTGACATTAACAGTAGTTAGATAATTTTCTTCTCTTAAAGAGTAACTATCTTTATCATAAATTACATTTCCAAGTTTACCTAAAATATTCCATTCATCTACTTTATTATCTGGTAATGTACCAGTTAAACCAAACTTATTATTTGTATTAATTACCTCTACCATCTTGTTAATCTTATTACTCTTTTTTAATTTATGACACTCATCAATAACGAGTATATCAACATATTTTAAAAAATCATAATCATCAAACCGGCTTTGTAAAATACCTAAATTAGCAATTATTACATTTGCTGTTAAATCTGGTTTAATTTTACCTGTCCATCTAGTTGCTTTAAATAAAACATTATATTCTTCAAAATCTGAAGAAGTCTGACTGACTAAAGATAGATCAGGTACTATTATTAGACATTTAAAATTTTTATTAACAGTAAAAACACTCATGAGTAAAGATGCGATTGTTAAGGTTTTACCTGCACCTGTACCCATCTTAAGAACACCTCTACCACTATTGAGAGCTTTAAGCAATGCTTGCTTTTGATAGTCTCTCAATTCATGCTTTAAGTTGTCATATACTCTACATTCACCTAACCCTGGTTTTACTAACTCTAATATACCATCACCAATTATAATTTGTTCATTAGGTCGTTCATTTTTAATGTATGTTAATATATCAAAAAACATACCGTATTCAAATAAACCAGTTGGTGTTATACAATATATACGAGAAGGTGCTGCAAAACGACTACGACCTTTTAATCTAAAACGAGCTGTTTCATCCTTTACACTAAAATGCTCTCTTATTGTCTCAAAATTATCACACTTTAAACGTATCTTACTGTTAGTTAAAATAAACTCTATCATAACTGCTCCATTTGCATAATTTTAACAATATTTGATATATCAAAACTTACACTACTAAAAATCTTTTCTGTTTTTTCCAAAAACTCAATAATTAACATTTCATTATTTATTTTTTCGTTTATTTTAACTATATTTACATGGTTAACACTAGCTTTTTCAGCTACTGGTATAGTTATTTTTATTGGACTTTGTTCTAATAGTTCTTTTACTACTTTCTTTTTAATCTCTGTCTTTTCTTTTTCTAAATTATATAAATTCTTCTTATGTCTTATAAGTCTACCTACCCAATAATGTTTTCTTGCAGGTGTCTTCATTGAAACATCTTTAATATTAAATTCATTAATAATTAGATCCTTTTCTATTTCATTTACATATTGATCAATGTTATTCACATTATAAGTATAAATACTATTATGGGTAAGTCAATAAACATTTTTGAACAAAAATTTAAAACTTTATTTAAACCAGTTAAAAAGGTACATGATGAAGATGAAAATGTAGCAGGTGGTGATAGTGGTGCTTTTGGACCTGCTGCAGGTGCAGGTCACGGTGGTATAACTAATACAGACTGGTATGTACCTGGTGATTATCGAATATCTCTAGGTAGAGGTACATACTCTAGAAGAGGTAAGGTTAAGACTAAGAAAAAGAAGACACGTAGAAAAAATAAGAAAAAGAAGTAAGTAATAGCGTGGACACAGGACATTGGAAAGTTTATGAAGCAATACCGGAGGATGCTTTCGGGTTTATATATGAAATTACTAATTTAATAGATGGTAAGAAGTATATCGGTAGAAAGCAGATGATTAAAAAGATTAGACGTATGCCTCTCAAAGGTAAAAAGAGAAAACGTATTGATTATGTAGAGAGTGACTGGAAGACTTATACTGGTTCAAGTGACAGACTTAATATTGATATAGCTAGTAACGGTAAAGAGCAATTTTTATTTAAAATATTAAGATTCTGCAGAAATAAATATGAATTAGGTTATTTTGAAGCTAAAATGCAGTTTGATAAGGATGTATTGCTGAGTGAAGACTATTATAACGGTATAATCAATTGCAGAATAGGTAAACCACCTAAGAATTTTCTGGAACAGTGATATAATATTGTGTGAGTGATTTATATTTAAAAGTATATGATTTAAATTTAATAAATTTCAATGAGATGTTTACTGAAGATATTCAATTTGATATTATTAATGACTTACATAAATTTGAGCTCTTAGATAAGAGTATAACTAATAAAGATACCAATAAAATATTTTTACACTATATAATTTACCATGTATGTAGTAAAATATTAAAAATAAATTCAAAGTCTGTTGTATTTTTTAATTACAATCAACTTAATGAATGTGAATTAATGAAATATTATAGTGAAAAGGATATTTTAACGGTTTTATTAAAAATTATCAAAAAATTAAACAACGCGTTACCTATAATATTACATGTAAGTAGATTATCATTAGATTATCTTAAGCATCTTATCGATATCGGCGATGGTAAGAGTGCTTTAACTATCAATTCAATAAGATTAAAGTGTGATAAGTTGGATATATCAAAATATACATTTAGTAATATTAAGAAAATGACTAAAAAATATGATTTAACATTTCTTAACAATGATTACTTTAATAGACTTTCAACAAAACTACTTCTCATTAAATAAATATTAATATGGATAACTTCACACAAATAGCAAATAAAATCCTTTCAGAATCAATTCAGAATGAATATATGTCCTTCGATGATATATACAAACAACCCGGTGCGACTGATTTAAGAGATGAAATGTTAGGCTTAAATGATAAAATTTTTGATGCAATAGACAGAAAAGATAAAGAAGCTCATTTAGCAGCATTACAAGAGTATGAAGACTTAAGAGATGAAGCTTTAGCTAAATTTGGGTTAGATGGTCCTGTTGGTCTTATTGATCCAGATATGCATGGTGAATATTCAGATGATTTTAAAGTTGAAAATGGAGTTAGACCACGCAGTGACGCTTTAAATACTTTTAGAAATGTAGTTGAATTTTATACAGATGGTAGGAATGGTAAAATCGTAGGAGATCAATACGTAGCTCCTGGAGTAAAAAGTTATATAGGTTCAGAAGATAATCAAAGTTATGAAGATCAAGAAAGTGGACCACAAATTCGTTCATTAGATGGTTTTTTTAAAGCAGAAATTTCAGATGAAGAAAAGTTTTTATCTCCAGATCAAGAACAAGCAGTTGAATTTGCTCAAAAACTTGCAACAGATCCAAAGAAAGGTAAAATGTTCGGACCAGACCCACAAAAAGAAATTAATAAAGCATATGGTAAGAAAATGATCGAAATAGCTAATAAAATTAACAGTATAAGAGTATCATGAAAAAATTCTTAAAAATATATAATATTATAACTGAACAAGATGATGTACCTGCTGAAGAGGTACCGGTTGAAGGAGAATTACCTGCTGAAGAACTTCCGGTAGAAGAACCAGAAGCAGAAGTTGAAACATTATCACCTGAAAGCGAAGTTCTTTTGGTTAGATTGCTTAAAAAAGCTCTTGTAACTGAAATTGACCCAGAAGATGTTGATACAATATCATCTCTTAGTGATATTAATGAAGTAAATGCAAAAGACACACTTACAATGTTAATAAACGTTATGAAAAAGTATTCAACCGATATTGACATCGAAACATGAGCTGGCGATCATTAGACCAAGTATACTTACAAGAATCTGCTGGTAAATCAGTAGGTAAATTACCTAGACAGCGTGTATTAGGTGAAGGAGTTTCTATATATTCAAAACAAAATGATGAACAAATACAACATATAGGTGATGTAGGTAACGAATACTATAATAAAGTTGTAAAACCGTATGTTAATATGGGATCGAGTAATAATACTGATCTAAGAGCTAAAATTGAAGAAAAATTAGAAAGATGTAACGGTAACATTGATAATAATGCTGATATATGGCAAAGATATATGATGGAAGGTGAATTTGATATGTCTGATAATAACTTTAAAAGTAGTGAGCAGCTGTTATTAGATTATATTGAAAATGATCAAGTATTTTATCTAGATAATTTTATTAAGAAAAATTGGCCTCAAAGCGATGTTACAAGTTCATACTTTAAACCTGCTTTCGCAACTACCCCTGAAGCGCCACGATTTGGTAGAGCTGGTGAAGGTGAATTATATTTAGCATACTTTTGCAATGGTACTAAGCCTGATAAAGGTGATCTTCATGTGGCGGGTATAGATATTGAGTTAAAAGGTAAAGGTGGTAGACTTTTTAAAGCGAATGTTAAAAAAGATTTCTCGCATATTCAAAAAGATTTCGAAAATGATGACGATATATTAGATGGAGTAACAGACTTTATATGCGATCTATCAGGTACACAACATATTAAACAACTAGTTCGTGAAATGGTACATACTTTTTCAGATGATATTATTTCAGAGTATAATTTTTTTAAGAAAAGAGGTAGATTGATTACTGGTACGGGTACTACTAGTAGTCGTATGATTTATATTGGAGGATTAGCTCAGTTATATTCATACCAACAAGTGCAGAAATTCGATGTATTTTCATGTTTTATAAATCAAGGTAATGACCAAATATTGTTCAAGCTTATAGATATGAGAGATGTTAATAGTCTTATCGAAATTCACCAAGCAATAGATACAGATGCAGTTATTAAGTTCGCTATGAGGTCAGATGGTATTGGATGGTCATTTGCTAATTTAACTTTAAAATAAAATGAAATCATTTAAACAACATCACAGCGTAATATTAGAATTCTTTGACGCAATCGATGGTGCAGTAAAGCATATCGATCATTTAGAAGAGAATATTCTCAATAAAGGTAAGCAGGGTGTAATTGAAGCAATTAACCAGATTGAATCGTCAATTGCTTACTTTGTTGATGAATCTGATTATAAGATCTCTACTAAATTTGACGGAGCTCCTGCTATTGTAGCAGGTTTAGATACAAATGGTAAGTTTTTCGTAGCAAGTAAGTCAGCTTTCGCTAAGAACCCTAAGATTAACTATACTGATCAAGATATTATTGATAATCACGGTACTGGTGGTTTAGCAGACAAGTTAAAATTAGCTCTCAGATATTTACCATCATTAAACATAAAAGGTATTTATCAAATGGATTATATGTTTGATCCTCAGATGAAGATTCAAGAAACTCCTCAAACTATTGACGGAGTTGTTAATGAAAATCGCTTTACCACATTTACCCCTAATACAATTAAGTATGCTGTTACAGAAAACAGCCCATACGGTGATGAAATTAATAAAGCTAAAATTGGAGTAGCTATTCATATTGAATATATGGTACAAAATGGTATATTAAAGGTTAAAAAATATACTTCTGCTCCAGAAGAGTTCTCACCATCAAGTACAGTTTTTGTTTTTAATGTTTTAGCTAATAAGCCTAAAAATGCAAAGTCATCGTTCAGTAAATTACTACTAAAAGATGTACAAAAGAAGAAGAACCAAGTTTTAAAGTTAGCTGACAAGGTAGATTTTAGCTCTCTCGATGATTATACTGCTTTATTAAAGACATACATTAACTCAGAGATAAGAGCTGGTAGGTTTCTTGAGGATACAAGCATATCGACAGAAGAATTTGTTAACTGGATATCAGGTAAATTTGTAAAAGATATTGAGAAGTTAAAGAGCGAGAAGGGTAAAGAGAAAAAGACAACTCAGATGAAGAATACTTTATCAGCTCTTAAGAAACTTAGACCTTCCATTAAGAATGCTTTTGAAATTACTAAAATTATTGCAAATCTTAAGAATAACTTAATTAAAATATTCAACGAAATTACTCAGAATGATTTATTAGGTACATACTTAGAAGATGCTCCTGGTGAATGGCAAACTACAGCTCCGGAAGGGTTTGCATTATCAAGAGTAGATGCTGATGGTGCTCAAATTACTAAATTAGTAGATAGAGGCGAGTTTAGTGCTGCTAATTTCGGTACTGGTAAGCCAGCTGATACACCTGCTGCATCAGAACAAGAGTCAGTTAAATCAGTCTATTCAAATCCACCGTATCGTGCCGATAATTTTGGTAGAGGTGGTTTACCTGTTACTACAAATACATTTGGTGAGAAGTTCAATGATTTATATAATAAACTAATTGCTGAAGATGAAAATACCGAAACAATTGCTTTATATCCCGGTGGTTACAAGCCACCTACAAAAGGTCACTACCATTCTTTCGATTATATCTTACAAGATGCTGATAGAGGTGTAATTTTTATAGGTAAAAAGGAAAGAGATGGTATTACAGCTGAGCAATCAAAGCAGATATGGGAAATATATGCAAAATATTTAAATAAACCTGTTGAAGTTATTATTTCTGACGTTACACCTGTTAAATCAGTATACGATTACGCAGATAATAATAAAGATGTTAATATTATAGTAGGAGCTGGTGATAAAGACGACGATGTAAAGCGGTATGCATACTTTGAGAAGAATATAGAGAAATACCCGTTAGTACGTGTTGTAAAAATACCTCTTCAATCAGAAGGTATATCAGGTACAATGACAAGAGAGTTAATTGCTTCGGATATCGATAAAGCTATCGACTATTTTACACCTGAAGTATTATCTACAGAAGATAAAGCTAATATTAAGCAAATCCTGTCTTTTTAGCTACATTAGTTTCGTCAAACTCGTCGATTTCAATATCGTCTTCTTCGTCTTCAACATTAGCATCTAATGCATCATATTCTAATGCATGGTATACAGATGAAAGGTAATCAGAAGCTTTTGTAATTTTACTTGCTGTCCAACCTTCTAAGCTACCAACATTAGCAAGATGATTGAATAATTTTGTAGCATATTCAGCTGCTTTAAGTAATTCAGCTCTTGCCATATCTATCTCACCATCAAAGTCATCATCATCTTCTACTTGACCCATGCATGGTGTTTGACCGCAACCGCAATTTGATTCTTCAGCATCGTCGCCGGCTTGAATATAAACTTCTTCATCGCTATGTGAACGACCGCATTCATCTTCTGCATAATTCTCAGCATCTTCAGCATTTTTTGTACATTCAGGGCAACCTCCACATGTGCAACCGTTTTTACCTTCTTCACATTCTGAATGATCATGTTCAGGCTTCACTAGAGCGAATACAACCTTTGCCCCGGTGGATTGACCACCAGGTCCTGGAACGTTGATTGATTTACCAATACCATACCCAAGATTTTCATTTACTTGCTTATATTTCTCAAAAATTAAATTACTATCGAATGATGCCATATAATTATTTATACTAGATTAAATAATTTTATGAACTTTAATAGATTATATGAATCGGTAATGGAAACATTAGAAGAAGATGCAAAAAAGTGCTGGGATGGGTATAAAAAAGTACCAGGTAAGAAGCGTAGCGAACAAGGTTCATGTGAGAAGTCTGAAAACGCAGAAGATAAGCACAAGGCAGTAAATCCTGGTATTTTATCTAACCAGATCAAAGGCAAAATTACATGTTCAAAGGCTAAGAGCTTAAAGAGCGGTACTAAAGATAAAGGATCAAACACAGCTAAGGCAGCTCAAAGATTTATAAATTATCATGATTGTGATGAAGAAGAGTGGAGCTATGAAGAAGCTGAAGAAAGACTTTCAGGTCTTCCAGAAGAGGATGCAGAATATAAAGGTAGAAAAGTAACTCTTAATAAACCTACAAGAGGAGATGTTAAGAAGTTTAAGGTATATGTAAAGGACCCTAAGACTGGTAACGTGAAGAAGGTAAATTTCGGACACGGAGGTACATCTGCTAAGAGTAGAGGAGAAAAAACGATGAAGATCCGTAAGAGTAATCCAAAGGCTCGTAAATCTTTTAGAGCTAGACATAAATGCGATCAAAAGAAAGATAAAACTACTGCAGGTTACTGGTCATGCAAGAAATGGTAAAGATATGAGGATACATTAAATAATAGTATGAGTATTAAGACAACTATAAATACACCGGAAAATACTCTCAACTACATGAAATATGTTGAGATTGAAAATGATAGCCGGTATCCAGCAGTTACTGGAGGTCAAGGTCAAGGAGTTTTTAATAAATCAGCAATCTTAGTACAGCAAGTCGATCCTTTTAATACCGGTATCGGTAGCGGTACTGAGTCGCAAGGCTACATTGAGAAGTTTGGAGCTAATTTGTCAGTAAATGCTGATCTCCAGACAATCTGGGAAGAGGGGGGTATATATAACTACCTTACAACTGCTTCTAAATTGTCTGCTATTAGTGATGACTCAGAAGATGCATTAAATGGTACAGGTGCTAGGACTATTGAAATACAAGGGTTGGATGTTAATTATAATACTATTACAGAAGTTATATCTTGCAACGCTACAGATGGTCGAAATGGTGGACCAGAATCTACAAATGAATTTTTAAGAGTTTTTAGAGCTATCGTTAAAACAGCAGGTTCAGATGGAACAAATGCAGGTCTTATAGATATAAATTCAAATGTTAGCCCTATTATAGCTATAAGTACAAAAGGTTCAGGTAGTAAAAAAGAGGGGTTCGGTCAATCCCAAACTAGCGTCTATACTATACCAGCTGGTAAAACGGGATATCTAACTCAATGGTCAGTCGGTAGTAGTGACTATAATGCGAAGGTACATGCATATTTTGTAGCATCGGAAGTTAACGACGGTAAAATCTTAAGAATAAAAGATGTAATGTTTTTAAATAACTATTCTATTAAAGATTATAAAGTTCCGTTAGCTTTCCCTGCAAAGACAGATCTGGAGGTAAGAGCGTGGGATGGTGCTACAGGAACAGCTGTCTCAACTTCATATAATATTATTTTAGTAGATAATTAATGTAATGTAGTTTTTTTATTATAGTTGTTAAAGGTATATATTATTGATAAATAATATTATGGCAACAGGTGATTTTATTGAAATAAACGAAGAAACATGTTTAGGAGCAAGTTGTATTAACATAGTTAGAGGTACAAATACTCGACAAGCAACACAATGTAATTCGATAATGGGTGTTAAATCTAACCGTAATTGGTATGTAGGTAATGCGTCTATGCCAAAAGATGTATCTGGTACTGCTGAAGTTAAATGGAGTGAATTTAAACAAGCTTCAGTAATTACAGGGTGTGCAAAAACTAATCCAGAGTCACCAACGACATATGGTACTGCTAATAACGGATCAGCTGAAATATATCTGTGTTGTCAATCTGTAGTTACGGATGCAGGAGGTAAAAAGAATTACTCGTTTAAAGTGCCAGGTGATTCAAGCTGGGTCACCTGCGTGGAAGATACAGCTACCCCTAACTGCACACTACGTTCCCGTGGTAAAGATGGTTTATCTCATGGTACATATACTGTATGTGCGCGCGATGGGTTAAGTATAGGTACAACT